ATTAAGATGGCGAAGTCGCTCATGGCTCGTCAACGATTCTTCTCCCCCGTTCTCGTAAGAGGCGAGGAAGATAAAGGTGTTCGTATCTGGGGATATGGTAAACAGGTCTACGAGCAATTGCTTAACCTTGTTCTTAACCCAGAATACGGAGACATTACCGACACGGACACGGGAACTGATCTCGTTCTCCATTACGGTAAACCCCCTGGAGCAAGCTTCCCTCAAACGAAGCTCACTCCTCGTCGTCGCTCTTCTGTTCTCTGCGATGAGGCAGTTGGCGGTGATGACCGTTGCGCGGAATTGCTTGAAAGCATTCCTGAATTCGATACGCTCTTTGAGCGTAAGACACCAGCAGAAGTAGGCGCTATGTTAGACGCATACCTGCTTGGTGAAGAAGGCACCAACGAGGGCACTGATACCACAACCCCTCCTCCCTCCACTGATACAGTATCCTCTGTTGATGCAGCCTTCAACGAACTCATGGGAGCGTAATCCCCGCGCCCACAGGGAGGCACAGGGTTATCAGGTGCCTCACACTTTTATATTGGAGATTAAATGAGAATGGCGAAAGCTAAAACTACAAAAGCTGGCAAGTTAAACTTGTCTGATATGCGTGCCCTCATTAATAAGAGGGCTGGTCTTAATGTCGCACACGACTTGACCGAGCAAAACCCTACTGAGGTAAAAGATTGGATTCCAACTGGCTCTCGCTGGCTGGACTCTATTGTTTGCCGTGGTCAACTTTCTGGTATTCCTGTTGGCAAGGTAGTGGAGATTGCAGGTCTTGAGGCAACAGGTAAGTCTTATATGGCAGCACAGATTGCCGCGAATGCTCAAAAGATGGGTATTGATGTTATTTATTTTGATTCAGAGTCTGCGATTGATCCCTCGTTCTTGGAGCGAGCAGGATGTGACTTGAATCAACTTCTTTATGTTCAGGCGACCTCAGTAGAGTTTGTTCTGGAGACTATTGAAGATCTTCTCGCCAACAACGAAAACCGCATGTTGTTTATCTGGGACTCGCTGGCTTTGACACCAGCCATCTCGGATATTGAGGGCGACTTTAACCCTCAGTCTTCCATGGCTGTTAAGGCTCGTATTCTTGCGAAGGGTATGTCTAAGTTGACTGTACCTATCGCAAACTCGCAGTCTACCTTCTTGGTGCTGAACCAGTTGAAGTCCAACATCACTCGCTCACCTTCTGAGGCTTTGACAACTCCTTATGTCACTCCAGGCGGAAAGGCTATGATTTATGCCTACTCACTCCGCATCTGGTTGACCGGACGAAAAGCCAAGGCATCTTTTGTTGTAGATGATAAGGGGTTCCGCATCGGTTCGGAGGTTAAGGTTAAGCTTGAGAAGTCTCGCTTTGGAACTCAAGGGCGACAATGTAACTTCCGCATCCTTTGGGGTGACGAGATTGGCATCCAAGACGACGAGAGTTTGTTTGATGCTATTGGATCTTCCTCCAGCCTTGTTCGCACAGGTGCTTGGTATACTCTTATGGATTCTACAGGAAATCCGTTGGGCGCAAAGTTCCAAGCAACAAAGTGGACTGAGCGTATGACTGATGAAGCTTTCCGTGCGAGAGTCTATGAGATTATGGATGAGGAAGTTATTTATAAGTTTGATAAGCGTGAAGGAAGCGCAGCAGATTTTTATGAAGAAAATGATGAATAAAAAAACTAGTTATACGTCTATAGAACAGGAGTTAAAACAATGAAATCACTTATTACCGCTGCTCTCTTTGGAGCTTTTCTTTCTGGGTGTGTTGCACACGCTCATCCCCCGCAGGCACATGTTCAAGTGCCTCATCACCAAGTCAAGGCTTGGGTTTGGACACCAGGCTATTATCGTGCTAATGGTGTTTGGGTTCGTGGCACTTGGAGCCTTCAGTATGTAGACCGCTATATGTTGAACCGACATCCACGCACACATGTCCGTTGGGTTAAGGGTCGCAAGCGTCCTGCGCCTCCACCCCGCCACGCAAGGCATCGTCGCCATCAACATCGACGATAAATAAACCGCCCCCTTCTGGGGGCATTTTTTTTAATAAAATCCTTGACAACGTTATAGGATAGTGGTATATTATTATCATGCTTGAGTGGTGGAATAGGTAGACACAAGGGACTTAAAATCCCTCGCCCATCTGGGCATGCGGGTTCGATTCCCGCCTCAAGTACCATCTATATTATGAAACGACTACTTGTAATTGATGCTCTCAACTTGATGTTCCGAAACTACATCGTGAACCCAAGTTTATCTACAAACGGACAGCCCATTGGTGGATTGAAAGGTTTTCTACAATCCCTCCAGAAACTTATCAGGGAAACAAAACCTGACCAAGTTGTAATCTGTTGGGATGGGGAAGGCGGTAGCCAAAGGCGCAAGTCCAAGAACAAGGGCTATAAAGAAGGGCGCAAGCCTATCCGCCTTAACCGAGACATTCGCAACCTCACTGAGAATGAAGAGGTTTCAAACAAGATCTGGCAACAAACACGCCTCGTAGAATATCTTAATGAACTTCCGATTGTCCAACTTATGCTACCAGCCGTGGAAGCAGATGACATTATTAGTGTGGTTGTTCAGCATCCAAGCTTTGCTGGATGGCAAAAAGTTATTGTGTCCTCTGACAAAGACTTCTTCCAGTTGTGCGATGGAGAGACTATCGTCTTCCGCCCCATCCAGAAGCAGATTATTAATCAAAAGAACCTTGTTGAAGATCACGGCATTCATCCAAAGAATTTTGCTCTTGCCCGTGCAATTGCTGGCGACAAGTCAGATAACCTTCCAGGTGTTGGTGGAGTTGGGCTTCCAACCATCTCCAAGCGCTTTCCCTTTTTGTCGGAAGACGTTTCTTATGATATCGATACGCTGATGGAATACTCGCAAGAGCACGCAGGCAAAGTTAAGGCATACACAAATGTGCTTGAAAACCGAGAGGTGGTAGAGGAGAACTATCGTCTCATGCAACTCTACACTCCAAGCGTGAGTGTTCAGGGTAGAAAGAAGATCAATTATGCTCTGGATAACTTTGAGCCAGAGTTTGCCAAAACAACCATAAAAGCCATGATGATTGAAGACGGCTTTGGTGTTGTTAATTTCGTTGATATGTACGCTTGGATGAATAAGATTGTAGCAGATTCGCGAACATAAAACTATTTATTAGTATGAGACTATACAACAAATGGAGAGAAACCTTTGGTGACTCAGATAAAGCAAATCTGGATTCCGAGTTTCTCGTTAAAAATTTTAAAAACTTTATAAATGAGCAAAACGATCCAGAGGATGTAGACCTATCGAGCTTTGAGTTTCACGATGAACTCAACAAAGACTTTTGGAACCAAGAGGGTGAAAGACTTGACCCAGAGATTAGACAAAAGTTAATCGCAATCGCGAATGATTTTTGGAATTCACTTGAAGTAGGTGACGCTGACTATGACGATATTACTTTCACAGGCTCCCTCGCTGCTCACAACTACTCTCAGTTCTCAGATGTAGACCTTCATATTCTTGTAGACTTCTCCGATGTTGATGACAAGACAGATTTGGTGCGAGAATATTTCAATGCGATGAAGTCTATCTGGAATCGTCTTCATGACATTCTTATCAAAGGCTACGAGGTTGAGATCTACGTTCAAGATGTGAATGATCCTCATGAAGCACAAGGGCTTTACTCTATTTCAAATGATGAATGGATTAAGAAACCAGTTCTCGACAAGCAAGACTTTGACAAGGACAATGTAAAGAAAAAAGCAGCCGGACTTATGGATCAGATTGATCGCCTTCAGCCTCTTATTGATGAAGGTAAATATGAGGAAGCTGAAAAGTATGCAGACAAGCTAAAAGAAAAGATTCGTAAGATGAGAAAGACAGGATTAGAAACTGTTGGTGCGTACTCTGTTGAAAATCTTGCTTTTAAAGTTTTGAGAAGGAACGACTACCTTGGCAAGCTTTCTGATGCAAAGCGTGAAGCTTATGATAAGATGCAGTCAATAAAAGAACAACAAAATCTTAAGGAGTAATAGTGTCAACATTTAACTCATATCAAGCAGGGCTACATAATGTAGGCTCGTTCCAAGTTAGTTCGAGTCCTTACGCTACAGCTTCGCTTGATATTAATCCCGGTCCTGATTTTGCCAGTGACCCAGTTGTGCTACAGATTGATTTTGATCGAGTGTCAAAATTTATTATTGTAAAGAATGAAGTCTCAGTTGATTTGGCAGATGCCCCGCTTCGTCTTGGTTTCTCAGAGAATGGTGTAAAGGGCACCAACTATATTGTGCTCTTTAACGATGAAAGCTTTACCGCAGATTATAAAGTTAGTCGTCTTTATTTGATGGCACATACAGCCGTGTCATCTTCAGCCTCTGTTATTGCGGGCATGACTGGTATTCACAAAAATCAATTAGAGCATAATTGGACTGGTTCTTTGGGAGTCGGCTAATGGGATTCGGAAGAGGTTTTGGTGGAAAACTGCCAAGAGGATATCAAAAATCCTTAGAGTCAACGTTTACAACTACAGCTTCGTTTAACACATACACCGCAAGCGCTCCAAACGGAAATGGGAATGGTATTTTCTCAGGCTCCGATGATGGAACACAGATTGCAACCGCCAGCGTCCTCTTTAGTGGCAGCGCCCCAGACGCACGTATTCTTAATGTTGTTGGTGTGGCAGAACTGAGTGGTGGCTTGATTCATAAGCGTTTTGTCAGAACTGGTGACTACACAGTGACTACCGCTGACTATTATCTTGCGGCAGACTCTACTGGAGGTTCTTTTACTTTTTCACTTCCAGATGCGGCTACAGCAGCCGATGGACAAACTTGGGTTTTTAAAGACGAGGGCGGTGTAGCTCCAGCACAAAATATTATTATTTCTTGCTCTGTGCCTGGGCAAACAATTGATGGTCAAGGGCAAGTTAAGTTAGAGTCAGCTTACGCCTCAATCCAGATTTATACAGATGGTTTGACTAGATTTTATATCTTCTAATTTTTTTTCACAGAAGATACAAAAAATATTCACTCTTCAAATCTTTCTCCTATATATGGGTGGATGGGTAACACATTTATTGAGTCGTTTTTATAAAACGGCTCTTTAGGTGGATAACTACATTCACATATTTTAACTTATAGGAGATAAACAAAATATGGCTTATAAATTTCAACATGGTCAAGCGATTCTTTCTGGTGCGGTGGACCAAGAAGGCTCGATTGACATTAAGGATGATGGCTCTGGAGAATTCGAGTTAAAGCATGATGGTAATACCATTATCAACTCTTCCCGTGCAATGGGGAACTTGACATCTATGTCTGCTTCAACCTCTGTTTCAGGTCGTGATCTCGTCCTTGACGTTGGCGGTAAAGTTGGTATTTCAACTGACACCGACCTCTTAACACTTACTGCTAATCAAGTCGCAGTTGCAGGTAAGGGACAATTCGTAAACGCCGCAGGGCAAGCTTCCGCACTTACTGCTTCCGCTCGCGTAGACGCAATGGGTCTTCGTATCGACACAGGCGGTGTTATCGGAACCGCAGGAGACAATGATCTCTTGACTCTCAACAACGGCTCTCTTGTTGTTGCTGGTGGCGTTCAGGTTAGCACTGGCTTATCTGCAACCGGCGGAAACGTTGGAGCCGCTGCTGGCGCTGTTTCCGGTTCTACTGGGCTCGCTGGTCGTGGAGTGACAATTGATGAAGGCGGAAAGATTGGCACAAGTGCTGACGCTGACCTCATCCAACTCGACGCTAATAGTGTTGCTGTTGCTGGTGCCATTTCTGGTTCACAACGAATTGATGGTAGAGGACTTCGTATTGACACTGCTGGTGTCATCGGAACCGCAGGAGATACTGATCTCTTGACCCTCAACAATGGCTCGCTTCTTGTCACTGGTCAATTGACCGCTTCTGTCGCAATGAGTGCTTCTTTGATTCAATGTACAACACTTGAGGTTGGCGCTGAATCTATTAAAATTGGTAGCACTACAATTAGTGAAGCCGAGCTTCAACCAGTGGACGGCGTTACAGCCGGTACAGTTGCTGCTAGCAAAGCAGTTATCGTTGATTCCGATAAGGATATCAGTGGTTTCCGCAATGTAACTGCAACAGGCGCTTTCATCATTGGAAACGCAAGCTTGAACGAAACTGATATGGAGCAACTCGATGGCTTGACTGCTGGCACCGTTGCTGCTTCTAAGGCTGTTGTCGTAGATGCTAACAAAGATGCCTCTGGCTTCCGCAACATTACTGCTGCTACCCTTTCGAGTTCCGCTCGCGTGGATGCATTCGGTCTTCGTGTTGACACAGGCGGTGTTATTGGTACTGCTGGAGACAATGATCTCTTGACTCTCAATAACGCATCGCTTGTTGTTGCTGGTGAGATTCAACCCCTTACGGTTTCTGCTTCGGCACGAGTTGACGCTTTCGGACTCCGTATTGATACAGGTGGTGTCATCGGCACTGCTGGAGATAATGATCTCTTAACCCTTAACAACGGCAATCTCATCATCGCAGGCGCACACTCTGCTTCTGCTCGCATCGACGGCTCCGGTCTTCGTATCGACACAGGTGGTGTTATTGGAACCGCAGGAGACAATGATCTCTTGACACTTAACAACGGCTCACTCGTTATTGCTGGTGGCGCTCAAGTTAGCACTGGGTTGTCTGCAACTGGTGGAAACATCGGCGCTGCCGCTGGTGCTGTTTCTGGTTCTACCGGACTCGCTGGTCGTGGTCTTACACTTGACACTAATGGTGTCATTGGAACCGCAGGAGATGCTGATCTCTTAACACTTGCTAATGGTCAGCTTCGAGTTGCTGGCGAGCTTTCCGCTTCTGGAGAAGTTGATGCTCTTGCCTTTAACGCACATGAGTTCGCAATCGACAACGCTGCTGTTATTGATGCTAGCAGAAACCTTACCGCCGTTGGCGTTTCTGGTTCTGGAAACTTCTTGATTGCTGGCACAGTTCGCACTGATGGTGTTGCTGCTGTTGATATCGACGAAGACAATGACTTCTTCTACATCTTGGACGCTACTGATAACTTGATGAAGAAAGAGTCTGTTGCTGATGTTGTCACCGCTCTTGCTGGTGATGGTATTGAAAACAGCGGAAACAAGTTCCGTCTTGATCTTAACGGATTGGCTGCCGCTGCTGTTGATGTGTCTGCTGATAGCATCGCTATCGTTGACGCAAATGGCAGTAACGAAGCTAAGAAAGAAAGCATTGCTGACCTCGTGACTGCAATGGCTGGTACTGGTCTTACCGCTACCAATGGTGTTCTTTCTACAGATGCTGGAACCGTTACTCCGATCCGTACTGATGGCGCTGTTAACACCACCTCTTTGGTCGAAGGTTATAACTACATGACTGGCTCTGCTTCCAAGTCTGTGGCACTTCCTTCTTCACCAACTGTTGGTGACGTTGTTGTCGTTAAGGCTGGTAACTTGGCTGATGGCGAAAAGCTCACAATCACCCGCGCTGGTTCACACTTGATCGACGGACTTCAGTCTGTTGAACTTGAGTCTGACTACGCTGCTGCGAGTTTTGTGTACCTTGTTGCCAACAACTGGGGTATCATCTAAATCATACTCTTTTTCAATTTCGATTGAATATTCCTGGGTGCCCCTCCTTGTGGGGGGCATCCTTTTTTTTGTAGACTATTTATGATGGAGGATTTTTGATGGCTTATAAATTTTCAAGAGGCGAGCGTGGATTTGGTGATATTGAATTTGAAGAAGATGCCGATACTGGCATTGATTTTGAAGCAGATCAGATTAGTTTAGAGACAGATGGAACTCAAAGGCTGCTTATAAACAATTACGGGGCAACAATCACAGGTTCGCTCGAATTAACGGGTTCAGCACAATCTTTAATCGTGCTACACACCCGAGACGCAGACACGCTAAAAGAGATTGCCTTTTTTAAAGATGGAAATCCTGCTGCTGCTATGCAAGTTAATAATAACGAGCATCTTTTTATTGAAAACGAAAACGCTAAAGATATTATTCTAAGAATTAATAATCAAAATACAGTTAGGCTTTTTGGAGCGGGACAAAGAGTGGGCATTAAAAAGACTGGTCTGACAGCAAATGCCACGCTTGATGTTAATGGTGACACAATTATTAGCGGCTCACTTACTGTGGAGGACGCAATAGCATTAAAACAAGGCAGTGATCCATCGACACTGGATGGTCACGCTCATATCTATTCTAAAAATGACGCTGGCGATGCAGAAGTGTTTGTTAGGGACGAAGCAGGCAATGTGACCAAGATTTCACCACACAATAGTCAAGGTGAGTGGGAATATTTTTCAAAAAATACTAAAACCGGCAAGGTGTTTCGTGTTAATATGGAGAAGATGATTCGTAAGCTTGAAGAGATTACGGGCGAGTCTTTCATAGAAGATAAATAAATAATTATTTGACACTCTCTCCAGCCGTGTTATAATACCTATGTAATTTATAAATTAGGTGGACGTTTGACCGCTCAAGACAAAGTTAATTTTAGCAAATATGGCAAGTCTTTTCAAGAGGGACTTGCCGCACTCATCTTACAAGATCGTGCTTTTTCAGACCAAATCCAAGAGGTTTTGGAGACGCAATATTTTGAACTGAAATATCTGCAAGTGTTCGTAGACAAAATCTTTGGTTACAAAGAGAAATACAATGTTCACCCAACTGATAAGATTCTCTTGACAATTCTTCGCACTGAGTTGGAGGATGAAACAGACGCAGTAAAAAAGCAAACCAGAGATTATTTTGCTAGAATTTACAATACAGAAATAAGAGACGCAGATTTTGTTAAAAACACTTCGCTTGACTTTTGCCGCAAACAAACTCTAAAAGAGGCGATGATTAAATCAGTTGGGCTGTTAAAAAACTCCTCCTATGATGAAATCGCCAAAGTTATCAACGAGGCTCTTAAGCTTGGCAGCGATTCAGATTTTGGCTATGACTATGTTGCTGACTTCGAAAAACGTTTTGAGATAAAGGCTCGTGACCCAATCAGCACCGGATGGGATGAAATTGACCAGCTTTGTCGTGGCGGTATTGGAAATGGCGAGCTTGGGGTTGTCATTGCCCCAACTGGAGCGGGCAAGTCCATGGTGCTTGTACATCTTGGAGCACAGGCGCTCCTACAAGGTAAAACGGTTCTTCACTACACTCTTGAGCTTGCAGAGACAAGTATTGGTATTCGCTATGATAGCTGTATTACTGGTGTTTCTTTATCCGAGATGCATTCTTTTAAAGAAATGATTTATGAAAAGGTGCTTGAGGTTCCCGGCAAGCTAATTATTAAAGAGTATCCAACAAAATCTGCGAGCACTCAGACGCTCAAGAATCATATAGAAAAACTTAAACAAAGAGATATAAAAGTTGACATGATTCTGGTAGACTATGGAGACTTGCTAAAACCTGTTACTGTTACGAGAGAGAAGAGGCACGACTTGGAATCTATCTATGAAGAACTACGAGCCATCGCACAAGAAAATAAATGTCCAGTTTGGACAGCATCTCAAACTAACCGCTCAGGTCTAAATGCTGAAGTTGTGACCTTGGAGTCAATCTCCGAGGCATACAGCAAGTGTTTTGTTGCTGACTTTATCTGCTCAGTATCCAGAACAATCGACGACAAAAACAATAATACAGGGCGCATGTTTGTTGCCAAAAACCGCTTCGGTCCAGATGGGCTTGTTTACCCAGCCAAAATGGATCTGAGCAGAGTTAAAATTGATGTCTTAGCCTCGACAGGCGAAACAATTGGTGAGATTCAGGTTAATGCCGCAAAACAGCAATCAGAAAGATTAAAAGAAAGATATAAAAACTTCAAGGACGGGAATTAAATTGGGAAAATTAAAAGATTACTTCAATAACGACGAGTTAGCGTCAAATGTATGGCTAACAAAATATGCTCTTAAAGATAAGAGCGGCAAAGTTTTAGAGGAAACGCCAGATGATATGCACAATCGGATTGCGTCCGAATTTGCCCGTATTGAGGCTAAATTTGCAGGTAAAAATGCCCTGTCAGAAGAACAAATATTTAATTTAATTAAGAATTTTGACTACATTGTTCCACAAGGTTCCCCCATGATGGGAATTGGCAATAATCATGTAAATGTGTCACTTTCTAACTGTGTTGTTGTTGCTTCTCCAGAAGATAATATTTCTGCAATTATTGACTCCTCTAAAGATCTCGCCAACCTATTTAAAAGGCGTTGTGGCGTAGGACTCGATCTTAGTGAGCTTCGTCCCGAAGGAACTCCCGTTAATAACTCCGCAGGCACCACCACAGGCGCTTGGAGTTTTGCTGATTTGTATTCATATGTGTGTCGTATGATTGGTCAGAACGGACGCCGTGGGGCACTTATGATTTCTATGGATATCCGCCATCCTGATATCGAGAAATTCGTCACAATGAAACACGATCTCACAAAAGTTACAGGAGCAAATGTTTCTGTGAAAATTAGCGATGAATTTATGGAGGCAGTACAAAACAATGGATCATTTACTCTTCGGTTTCCTGTTGATGCAGAAAGCCCAAAATACACGAGAGAAATCGACGCCGCCAGTCTCTGGCAGCAAATCGTAGAATCGGCTACTAAGACGGCAGAGCCTGGATTACTGATGTGGGGTAATATTGAAAAATACCTCCCTGCTGAGTCTTATGCTGACGACGGCTTTAAGACGATTTGTACCAATCCTTGTGGCGAGATTCCTCTCTCAGCTTATGATTCCTGCCGACTGATTTCAGTTAATCTCAAGAACTTCGTCAAGAACCCATTTACAGAAACTGCGTTCTTTGACTTTGACCATTTCAGTCAAGTTGCAGCCTCTGCCATGCGCTTATCTGACGATCTTGTTGAGCTTGAAGTTGAAAAGCTGGACAATATTATTAAAGCATGTGATACCTCCGACGAAGTAGAACTTTGGGAGAACCTTAAGGCTGCTTGTGTAAATGGTCGTCGCACAGGGCTTGGAACCCACGGCTTGGCTGATGCCCTTGCTTGTTTATCACTCGCATACGACTCAGAAGAGGCAATTGAGGTTATTGACAACATCTATTCAGCTTTCAAAGTTGCTGCCTATACTGAATCGGTTAACCTTGCCCAAGAACGCGGAGCATTTCCAGTCTTTAACTGGGACAAGGAAAAGGACAACGCTTATATTCAAAGCTTGCCAAAGAATCTCCAAGAACTTATTGCCAAGTTTGGAAGACGCAATATTTCAATTTTGACAAACGCCCCAACTGGTTCAGTTTCTATCATGTCTCAGACATCTTCGGGCATTGAACCCGTTTTCCGCAACTCCTATACACGCCGTCGTAAGCTGTCTCACAACGAGACCGATATCAAGGCAGACTTTATTGATGACTTGGGTGACAAGTGGACTGAGTACGAGGTTTTTCACCACAATATTCGAGCCTATCTTGACGCCAACAATACGACTGAGATTCCAGACTTTTTTACAGAATCTGATGCTATTGACTGGGAAACCAGAGTGCGTATTCAAGCCACAATTCAAAAACATATTGACCACTCAATTAGCTCTACTATCAATCTGCCCAAAGGCACTGATCCAGAGGTTGTTTCACGTCTTTATCAGCTTGGCTGGAAACTTGGTCTTAAGGGTATCACCGTTTATGTTGATGGCTCTCGCACTGGTGTCCTCGTCACAAACACTGAGGAAGAAAAAGAATCATTCCCACAACACCAGGCTGTAAAACGCCCCACT